GGTTCGCTGCCGGAAAAATGGCAGGCGTAACTATGTATCCGTGCCGGATCGTGCAGGACATGAGCTATAAAGACCAGGTCGGAACCATGCTGGAAGAGAATATGCAGCGCATCGATCTGACGGTCCTGGAACAGGCGGAAGGCTTCCAGATGATGCTTAACCTTGGAGATACGGAAGAACAGATTGCGGAAAAGACCGGATTCTCCAGGACAACCGTGCGCCGGAGGCTGGAGATTGCGAAGCTTGACCGGGATCTGGTGAAGGAAAAGACGGATGAAGACGGGGGATATCAGCTGAATCTAAAAGATCTTGCTGAACTGTCGAGAATTGAAGATGTTGAAACAAGAAACAGAATATTGAAAGATGCTGCAGACTCAAGACAGATTAAGTGGAAAGTAGAAGCGGAGATTAAAAACAAAGAGAGGGAGAAGAACAAAAAGATTATTGTTGAGCTTCTGGAGGAAGCAGGAATCAAGAAAGCCACAAAGGAGATAGAAAAAAAGAAGTATACGGCAGAGCTGAAAGATGTAAAAACGTTCAGCCTGGATAAAGAACCACCAAAGAGAATAAATATCCGCGGAAAAGAACTGTATTATCTGGATGGTTGGAATGGGATTGATGTAGTGGAAAAACTCCCGAAATCAGAAAAGGTTGAAACGGAATGGGACAGGCAGAGAAAAAAGACAAAGCAGTTGAAAGCTTTACAGAAAAAAATGAATGAAAGAAAAAAAGAATTCATCCGGACAATAGCAGACGGAAAAATCGAACTGTTAAAAGATGAGGAACGCCAGAAAATCATTGAAAAGATGATTCGGAACATGATGGAGAAGTCCTGTTGGTTAGGAAATGGAATGGTTCTAAAATTTTTTACCGGGAAAAGCCTGTATGATGCGGATGAGAAAGAAAAGGAAGAAGCAGAAGAAAAAATACAAACACTGGATACGCAGGTGTTGCTCCTGATTGCAATGAACAACATGATGGATGATTATACCGGGGATTTAGTAGAGTATTCCGGAGAATACAAAGAGGATGCCGGAAAGAGATACCAGGAATGCTTCAAAATCTTAATGCGTTATGGCTGGAGTTATGAAAGAGAAGAGGCGGATTTAGTTTACGGCAACCATGAGCTATACAAAAAGGAGTCCTAAGATGGAGCAGTTAAGCGTAGAAGACTGGAAACCGGATGCCTGCCCGAAAAATATAACTGTAGAAGAATATCTGGCCACATTTCCCAAAATCAAATTAACCCGCCGGGAATATCTCCAGACACTTCCCTTGTATCATGCAGCTCTGTACCTTGCAGAGACAACCCAAAAAGTACACAGTTCACAGGAATGGTATCTGTATTTAAACGAAAAAGTAGATCAAAACGGGGAGGTGTTATCTGATGAATATGATGTTTCCGAAACCAACCAAAAAGAAACGTAAGAAGCACAAAAAAAGCATCATGCAGCCAAAAGGCGACCGCCGGTGCTACCTGTGCATGTTACTGGATGGAGATTTTACATATAAGCCATATTTGGAAGAGCATCATGTTTTGTTCGGTAATACCCATGCATTTGCAGAGGCGGAAGGGTTAAAAGTCAATCTCTGCCTGGAACATCATCGGAACGGACCGGCGGCAGTCCATAACAATGCCAAGAACGCGCGGATCCTGATGGCAAACGCCCAGGAAGTGTACGAAAGAACCCATACAAGGGAAGAATGGATGAAAAACGCCGGAAAGAATTATTTATAGGCACCACAGGAAGTTAATATATCACAATTTCGCAGAGTGCATGGCTGCCCGGTGCGGCAGCCGGAAAGGAGCGACATGAAGAAAGAATTATTGGAGTTAAAAAGAACCTTAACGATAGATAGGTACAACATCACGAAGATAACCGGCTATATCGTAGACAGTGACCGGAACTGTAGGCTGGATTTTGTAAAAAACTTCTTAAACCTTGAAGAGACAGAAATATTCAAATATTTGGATATTTTCAAAAAAGTTTTATCCGGTAAGCCAGGAAGAAATATGTTCCAGCTGAATTTTGAAGAGAACACAAGAAAGCAGCATCTGACAACTATTACAAAAACAGGGTTAGAGGACAATGATGTGCGACAGATATTCCTAGAAGAGATTGCGGAGTCCGTAAATGTATCAAATAAAGCATACACGATGATCCTGATTGCAAGCGGAATCTACGACATTCCTGGAATCGCCACAGATGGAGCAGATCTGAATGAAAGCGAAGAGGTTTATGAGTACATGATCGGATGTATCTGCCCGGTAAGCTTATCGGCGGCAGGATTATCTTATAAACCAGAACTGGCAGATATTCAGGAACGTACAAGAGACTGGGTAGTAAGTATGCCGACACAAGGATTTTTATATCCGGCATTTACAGATCGCCACGAAGATCCGGAACATATCTGGTACTACAGCAAAGTTCCGGATAAACCGGACGCAGGCCTGATCACGCAGACACTCCGATGCGGGATGCCATCCACACCAAAAGAGCAAAAAGAAGCTTTTAGGGAAGGGTTAAATGCAGCAGACGGAAAAGTAAGCCTGGAACAGGCGAAAGATATTTATCATTACCTTGGAAGAATCCGTGAAATAAAAGCAGAATCCAACAACCGGATATTAAAAGGCGCGGAGCTGGAAAACGTATTAAAAAGCATCGGGATAGATCCGGAACTGGCAGCAGAAAAAACAAAAGACTGTGACGCGGCTGAAATCGATGCGGACAACACAGTGAGCACGAAAACATTTGAAATTGGACTTTCAGATGCACATGTATCGGTAAGCGCAGACAGAACAGACCTCGTTACATTAGAAGTAATTAACGGGGAGAAATACATTCTGGTAAAAGCGGACGGAGACATAAATGCAAATGGAATCATTTTAGAGAACCGGGAGGGTGAGAAAGATGAAGAGGAAGACGACTAAACCCGGCAATATGCGGGCGTTCATATACTCGGTAAGCAAGAAAATGCGCAAGGTAAGACTGAAAGGAACAAAAAAATGAAAGTTGGAGACAAAGTACAGTTAAGGCGCAGGATCTCCCAGAAGGGAGGTAAAACCAGACTCGCTACGGAAAAAGTCACGATTCTTGGAATCTATCCGCACCATGTGCAGGTCAGAAACCAGAAAGGGATTGTGAGGAGCTATATAAACTGGGAGTGGCAGCAGTTGACCAGTAAAGAAGGAATGGAAGGCGTGGAATCATGGCGCAGGAAGGGGTAACAATGGATAGATTGACAGAATGGATTGGCGAAGGAGAAGACCGACACGCTATACCAAGAATGGATTTGAGAAAAAACGGACACCAGGCGTGCTGTAATAAGCTGGCAGAATATGAGGATTTAGAAGAGACTGGAATGATCTCGAAATGGATTCCGGTGAAATGGCATGTGATATTGGATGCCGAACGGGAAGAGGAAGGAATCCCGGATGATATAGTCTATTATCTGGACTGCCCGATGCCGGAAGATGGTGAAGAAATAATAGTAACAGACGGAAAAAGGGTATGGACCGATGAGAACAGCATAGATATTGTAGGGCATTACTTGGAAAGTGGAAATGATTGGAAAGATATAAAAGCATGGATGCCACTTCCAAAACCATACAAGAAAGGCGGCAACAATGACTGAAAAAGAAGTATGCCTGATGTGTGAAAACTATTCAGAAGATACGAAATGTGATCAGAAAGATAGCTGCAAACTCATGGCAGTATTAAAAGAAAACCGGGCACTAAAGAAAAAAATAAGCAAGCTGAAACACCAATTGGATGAATCGGAGCTGAAAAGATCATACATGGTAAATCCAAGTGCAATTGGATACCGTAATGATATGGGGTGGTAAAGCAAATGGGACGGAGTATTTATTTCACAGATTTGGAGATTGAAAAGCTGATTGATTATGTATCTAATTCAGTTGAACTGTTGGGAGAAGCAGAAGATACATGGGAGCGGACTGCCGAGGATATGGAAAATGGACTTGGATCGGCAATAAGAAAATTATATAAAGGCAGAAGAGGCGAAAAGATTTATGCAAAATACAAGACGAAAAGAGGGAAAAGCAAGAGATAAAATTTCCGAAATTTTTATTTTTCAATTTCCAAAAGAAGAGGAGGTGTAAGTATGAGTAGAAACAGATCATTAGAAGAGATACAAGAAGACATTAGAACGCTGACAAGAGTACCATCGGAATTCATTCATGCAAAACTGGATGAGCTGGCAGAAGAGATTGGAGAGTTAGCGAAACCAAAGTGGATTCCATGCAGTGAACGGATACCTGAAGAGCCAAAAGAAAATCTGGTGTTTGATGGAAAATGTCTTGAAGTGTATTTGGTAACGACAAAATACGGAAGTAGCGACCAAGACAAAGTATATCCATTTAGGGCTTTTTGGAATGGAATTAATTTCACGGATGGATGGGGAATTTTGGATGTAATAGCATGGATGCCGTTGCCGGAACCGTATAAGGAGGCTGAAGATGAATAATCAACAAGCAATAGATAGATTAGTGAAACATCTTGAATGGGGCTGGACTGAGGAAACAGTAGCTGCTATTGAAATGGGGATACATGCGCTGAAAGAAACTCAGTGGATTCCAATAAGCGAGAGATTGCCGGAAGATGAAAGCTACATACTGGTATCATTTAAAAACTCCACAATGCCAGATATCGCAAGGTACGAAGAAAATGGCGGGGGTGGTACATTCTATCCGGGAGATGATGAAAAACCATATTCAAGTTACGGAATATTTGTAAATGCATGGATGCCGTTGCCGAAGCTGTATAGAGAGGAAGAGTGGTTATGAGATTAATTGATGCGGACAAACTGGTACTTCACTTGAATGATTATGCTTTGCAAGAAGCTCCGTTCGGACGCAATGACGGTAAAAATCAGAAAGAAATCTACGAGACAATAAAAGAGTGCATGAAAGCGGTAGAAGAACAGCCGACAGCGTTTGACGTGGAGAATGTTGTCTCTAACTTAGAGCAGCTAAAGCTTGATGGAGCTTGTGAGGACTGCGGATATTGCGAATGTCTCAATGAGTGCTGGGATGGAGATATGAGTGAAGAACACGCTATAGATATGGCGATTGAAATTGTGAAGCGAGGTGGACTGGATGAAAGTTAAGATCGAAGACTTCTTACTGGCAATGGGAGATTATTGCAGAGAGCATAGTCCTGAAGAGTGTGCTTCTTGCAAAATGAGTGTAGATCATGAAGATCCGGGCGATGGTACAGTTTTTTATGGATGCGCTATGTTTGGATGCGAGTATCCAAAATATGCCAAGATGGTGAAAAAAGAAATTTTGAAGTACATGAAAGAAAGGAAGAAGGAGAAATGAATAGAGAGATTCTTTTTAGAGCGAAGAAAGTAGACGGTGGAGAATGGGTTGAAGTGCATATGCAGCGGAGTTTCTGGTCACGATCGAGGGAGCTGATAAGGCAACAACGCTGTATTATTCCCAGACAGGTGTCTGGTTCGATGAACAGGGAGAACCGTATAAGGTTGTGGCGTGGATGCCGATTCCGGAAAGGTATAAGGGATAATGGAAGATAAATATACAAAGACACTTGCATGGATAATTACAACAGTTGCAGTAATTATTGCAATGAAATGGACGGGATCAGCGTGGTGCTTATGGGCGCTGTTCATTCCGGCAATGATAGAGTAGCAGAGAAGGTGATGAAACATTGTATAAAAACCAGGAAGGATATCGTGATCCGACAGCAGGCAAAGCCATCCAGGATGCAAGCCGCATCCCACATCACGTAAAGGAAGCACATAAAGCATTAAAGGATATAGCAAGTCTGCTTGGATTCGAGGTCTTAGTATTAAGAGACAGGAAGACAGGGAGGGTATACCGATGGAAACAGTGAAAGAAGAGAACGAGAAGAAAAAGGAATACCTGAAACAGTACGGCAAAGCATTACGCCAGGAGAAGCGGATCGAGGAAGAGCTGGAACGCTTAAAGCTGGATAGGATGCTTCCGGGAGCACTGGCAGCAGATGGACTGCCAAAAAGCAGCAACCTTTCTGATCTGTCGGATTATGCAGCAGAAGTGGACGAACAGGAACGGAAACTGGTGGAACAGAGAAAGAAAAGAGTTAGGATCCGGACTGAAATCAGGGAAAGAATTGAGCAGATGGAAGACGAGACAGAGAAAGATATCCTGACTTATCATTACATAGATCTTATGAGATGGAAAGAAATCTGTGCAAGAACCGGGTATTGCTGGCAGTATGTGCATAAAAAGCATTCAGATGCATTGAAAAAATTTAAATATGCGATAGAATGCGACACTCAACCTGTGATATAGTATATGCAGGTAAAGAATTGAAACGGGGTAGCAGTCGAAAGATTGTTGCCTTTTTCTTTGCCGTAAATTCTGGAAAGAGGTTTGGCGGTTTACTCTGGAAAGAATTTATTCATACGTCAGTACATTTGTTTGTTGCAATTACTTTTTTAGAACTCCTTATTACAGATACAGAAACCGCCAAAATAAAAATATGACAGACAAAGAAGCAAAAGCATTTTACAACTCATCTGCATGGAAACATAAGAGAATGCAGATATTAGATCGAGATCATTACGAGTGTCAGGATTGCCGCAAGAGAATAAAAGACGCAGCTGTATCTGGCACACAGCTGATCGGAAGAGACAGAAAGATATGGAGAGCTGAAGAGGTACATCATATCCAGGGTCTGAAGGAACATCCGGAACTTGGTCTTGATGATGATAACTTGGTAAGTCTATGTACGCAGTGTCACAACCTGCGACATGGAAGAGCTCCGAAGAGGTTCGCGAGAAGGAAGAAGCTCGCGAGCGAAGAGAGATGGTAGTACCCCCCCGGTCAATTCTCTGCAATTTTTTCTGAATGAAGAACGGGGATGTAGCCATGACTCTGGAGAAAAATGAAAATCTCGCGTGAAAAGGGTAAGGGTATCAGATTTTTAAATTTACTTTAAGAAGAAATTTTTTGGCACGGGCATAAAAACCCGTGTTTTTTAGCAAAAAAAGTTACGAAAAAGGCATGATTTGAGCGAAAAGAGGTGAGCAAATTGACACAAAAAGACGTAAAAATGTCGCTGGTCAGACAGTTGGAACTACGTGGAATGAGTGCAGAATTCTACATGGATCTAGTGAATGATTATATATATTACTGGTCGTTGAAAAAGAAACTCATAGCAGATATTAGGAAAAAAGGGTTGAGATACGAGACCGTGAACGGGAATGGAATGACGGTGGAAAAAGCGAATGAAAGCGTTGTCAATTTGCAGAAAACTACGGCTACTATGTTGAAGATCCTGGCAGATCTGAAGTTAAAAGAGCCGGTACCAGAGCCGGAGAATCCTACAGATGGTTATCTGTAAAGAGATTGATTATTATCTCAAATATGCCGAAGAACATCCGAACTGGATAAATAAAAAAAGAAAATTACTCTTTGAAAACATCGTAAAGCCGTTGATGAAGCGGGACGATGTTTTTTTTGATGAAAAAACATATAGGAATTGTATTAAGTATTGTGAAAGCAATTATTACAAATTATTTCCGTTTCAAAAGTTCATTTATGCATTTGCATTTATGTACAAAGATGACATTCCGGTTTTCCCCACGTTTTTCATAAAAGAGGGACGTGGAAATGGAAAAGATGGTTTCATCATACCGCTGGTGAATTTTTTTCAGACTCCACTATACGGAGTAATGAATTATCACGTAGAAATCGTAGCGAATTCGGAAGACCAGGTAAAAGATACGTTCAAAGTAGCGTATGACATGCTGCATGATAATCCTAAGTTTAAAGGCAAGTTCTCGGTCACAAAGGAGCTGATCTCAAACCTTGTAACCGGTGCAGAAATGAAATATAACACATCCAATGCAAAAACAAAGGATGGAAAAAGAACCGGTTGCCTGGTGCTCAATGAGATACACGCATATGAAAATTATGATCAGATCAATGTATTTGAATCATCATTCGGTAAAGTTAAGCATTCACGGGAATTCATAATCACGACAGACGGATATGTCAGAGACGGTCCACTGGATGAAATATCCGCAATGTGTATGGAAATTCTTGAAACGGGAGAAAACCCACTGGGGTATTTTCCGTTTATCTGTGAGATTGATGATCTAAAAGAGGCAGACGATCCGGATGCATGGCATAAAGCAAATCCATCACTGGAATTTCTGCCAATTCTGGCAAACCGCATTATGCATGATTACCTGGAACAAAAAAAAATTCCATCTAAGCGAGCGGAGTTCCTGACAAAGAGAATGAACCTTCCGGCAAGAAGAGAGGAAGAAACGGTAACGACATGGCAAAATGTCCTGAGAGCATGTTATGAAGGTGAGACGATGAAAGAACTGGAACGAAAGATTCCACGGATAACATTGGACACGCGAGGACATGCAGCAGTGATCGGCATTGACTATGCGGATGTGCGAGACTTCGCATCAGCTGGCGTTCTGACCAAGACAGATGATGGAGAGTGGATATGGAGACAACATACATGGATCTGTGCCGACTCTCCGTTTATTGATTCCATTAAATTTCCGTTGCGAAATGCTGGACAAGCAGAATTTGAAGATTTTGAAGTTGTTCCTGGACCAGTAATTGATGTGAATCTGATTGTTGACTGGTGTATGGAACAGATGCGAATTTTTGATATAAAGAAAATCGCAATGGACACATACAGATACACATTATTCAAGCAAGCCTTTGAAGAAAGAGGAATTTCTATTGAAAACAAGAAGAATCCTCACGGAATCGTGAGACTGATCAGAAAGATTTCTTCAGCTACAGGAATTATTGCTCCGTTTATCCAGTCAATGTTTTCACAAGGGATGATCAACTTCGGACCGTCGGCAATTATGCGATGGTACACAAATAATACAAGTGTGACTGAGGACAAATTCGGTAATAAAAGCTTTGGTAAAATCGAACCGAAGTTAAGAAAAAATGATGGATTTATGGCTTTTGATGTAGCTATGTTCTGCAAGGACGAGCTGGAAGTCCAGATTATATACGTTTAGGAGAAAAGATATGTTTAATTTTTTTATTCAGAATCGGAATAAGGAAATGCAGTCTTTGGCGGAAATCATTGCAGTGGATATGGCCAAACTGAACCTATCAAGGCTTGCCATTGAAAAAGCCATGCTGATGATCGCAAAGGCGATTGCAAAATCTGACATTCTGATTCAGACGGAAAGTAAAGATAAAAGAAGACAGGAATATCGGTTAAACATACAGCCGAATGACCATGAATGTGGAACAGCGTTCTGGACGGAAGTGGTTAAGCAGCTGCTGACGGAACAGGAAGTTTTGATCATTCCGCTTGGTGGAAAATACTACCGAGCATCCGCCTGGGAGTCCACTACAAATGTGCTGACGGAAAGAACATACTCGCATATCACGCTTACTTGTGGCGGATACGATTATGCTCTTTTAAAATCATTCAGGACATCAGAAGTCATACAATTAAAGTATGACAATGCAAAAATCAAGCTGTATCTGCAGAATGTAGTCAGTCAATATGATAAGACACTAGATTCCATCAATGCAATGATGCGTATGTCGGCACAGCCACGATATAAGCTGAAGCTTGGCACCAGTACGCTGTCATTCCGGGAAAAGCAAGCGGACGGAACAGATAAAGTAATGACAAAGGATCAGTATGTTGCGAAAATCAAAAATTTACTGGAAGCCGATGAACTTAGCGTTCTGACAGAATCAGATAATGTATCCGTGGATCAGATGCAGATCAACACTTCCGTCAAAGCCGAGGAACTGTCGAAGATGGCTCAGCAAATCAACAATGAGGTAGCGAATGCATTTGATATTCCTGAAGCTGTATTTAATGGAAATATCACGGAACAATCCGATGCCACCAATGAATTTATTACTTATGCAGTCGGACCGATTGCTGAAGTTATCAACGATACTCTGACTGCTTACATTGTCGGAGAAACCGATTTTTGTAGCAAAAACGAGAAAGTCTTGGTATGGCTTGCGAGATTTAAGCATGTTGACATTGTTGATAGTGCAGTCAATCTTGATAAGCTCCGTGGAATCGGATTCAACCTTGACGAGCTTCGCGAAATGGTCGGCTATCCATTACTAAATACAGATTTCAGTCAGGAAAGAGCACTGACGAAAAACTATGGAGAGGAGGGCAGTACGAATGAAACCTAGCAACCATACATAGTCGGAGGTGATCCAACCTATCTCGGAGCGGTCCGTTAAACAGTAAACTTAAAAGAAAGGAAAGAGAACATGGACGCAAAAAAGTACTATTCTTTGGAATCTAAGAATGATGTGGCAGACCTCTACATTTTTGGGGATATCACATCATGGCCGTGGTTAGAAAGTGACGTGTCAGCAAGCGGAATTGTGAACGAACTACAGTCTTTGGATGTAAAGGAAATTAATGTGCATATCAACAGCTATGGCGGTGAAGTCGCAGAAGGATTGGCGATTTACAATACGCTCAAGAATAGTGATATGAAAGTCACTACAATCTGTGATGGATTCGCTTGTTCCGCAGCATCAGTCATTTTTATGGCAGGTGACGAAAGAATCATCAATGAAGCGTCACTGCTCATGATCCACAATGCATGGACATATGCGAATGGAAATGCTACAGAGCTTAGAAAGGCAGCAGAAGACCTTGATAAGATTACACAGGCTTCCGTCAATGCTTATGTAAGTCGAGCAGTGATTTCAGAAGATGAGATTAAAAATCTCATGGACAATGAAACGTGGATCACAGCTCAGGAAGCTGTAGAATATGGATTTGCTACAAAAACCGAAAAGTCCGATGATGGCGGAATTAAACAATCAGCATTTGCAAATATTCGCAGAGCCATTCTCAAAAAACCGGAAAATGTAAAGCCGGTAGAAATTGCAATGCAGTTGGATAATGAAGCAATCGCAGAGGTCATTGCGAAAAGAGTAGTGAATCTTTTACAGAAAAAAGAAGTTCCGTCAGAACCGAAGGAACCAGCAAATAGCAGCACTGGATGGAGTGCATTTTTTGAGTAGAAAGGAAAAGATAAAATGAAGATTGAAAATTTATCACAGGAATTAAAAGAAAAAGTTAAGCAGCTGTTAGAGAGCGCTCCGGCAGATCAGAAAGCGGATGCGATTATGCAGTCGATCGAAATGATCGAGGAAGCAGCACATGCAGATCTGATCAATCAGGTGGTGGCAGAGGCAGAAAGAGCGAGCCATGACGCTGAATTTAAGAAACAGCTTGGACTCCGCAATCTCTCACAGGAAGAAAAGAAATTTTATGAGGGATTCAAGGATATTAAGCAGTCTGTAACAGCAAATCAGATTGATATCATCCCGACAGAAATTATCGATCGCACACTCGATGATGTAAGAAAAGCATCTCCAATTTTAAAACTGGTAAACATGGCACCGGCAAATGTAAAGAAATGGATTGTAGCATCACATTCAGGTGCAGCAGTATGGGGAGATCTTACAGATGAAATCAAGGGCGAATTATCAGGAACTATTTCAGCACTAAATATCGAACTCCATATGCTGTCCGCATATCTGGTGATCCCGAAAGCCATCCGTGAACTTTCCATGGAATTTGTAGACCGGTATTTTATGGAAATCCTTTCAGAAGCAATGCAGGATGGTCTTGTAAAAGGTTATCTGGATGGAGATGGAAAGACTGGGCCGATCGGTATTTTCCGTCAGATCGGAACCACAAATGACGATGGAACAAATAAAGCGAAGACCGTTTTAAATAACATCACCAAATTCAGCCCGAAAGGACTTGCAAATGTAAGAAAAACCCTTACAAATAACGGAAAACGTGTTGTTACCAAACTGTATCTGATTTGTAACCCGGCAGATGAAGCGGAATATGTAGATCCGTGCATGTTTGGAGAAGCACTTACTGGTGGATATGTCAATAAAACATTCATTGATATTGAAAAGATCCCGGATGCTAACTGCCCGCAGGGTAAAGCAGCATTTACCATTGATGGATATTACACAATGGGTGCGACGGGTGTGAGAGTAACAGAATATGATCAGACAAAAGCGATGGAAAATGCGGATCTGATCATTGCGAATTGCTTTGCGAATGGACGAGCTGTTGATGATAATGTTGCAGTTATCTTCGATGTCACAAAACTTGAAGAGTATGTGATTAACGTACATCAGACATCTGCTGCATCCGTTTAGTAAGAGTGAGGGCAGAGTATGAACGAAAATGAACTATCCATTCTTGTTGATGAGATGAGAGAAGAGTTCCAGATTCCTCCATACTACGATGACAGACAGCTGAGAAATCTTGCAAAAGAAGGTGAACATGCAGTCGGGAGATTGAATCCTGGCTGTAGCATCACCAAAGATTTGACGTATCGAATGCTAATGAAGAATTATATGTATTATTCTTATCATCACCGAGTAAGTGAGTTTTTTGAGAATTATGCAAGTGTGATCCTGACTTGGCAGATGGAGACGGAGGTGGACGTAAATGGCACTGCCTGAATACACTGACGGAGTATTTGAACTGTATCGCATCGAAAATGATGAGTCGGAAGATTATCCGGAAGAAAAGCTCCGTGATACCGGAATGCGCTTTTGGTATCGTGAGCTTGCGGTATATGACACCACCAGAGCAAAGCTATCCGCTGACAGCATCGAAGTGACGCTAAAACTCGCTATTCCACAGTATAAGCAGATTAACAGTAAATGTGTCTGTATTATTGGCGGAGAACAACACGAGATCTACAATGTGGCGCACATCACTACGAAAGATGGATTTAGAGAGTCGGAACTGACTTTAAAAACACCAGCGCATGATCGTGAGGTGATCGCATGACACAAAAAGAATTAAGTAAGCTCTTACATGACATCGACTGTCCGGTTAATGAGGGAGTCAGTAGTCTCAAAAATGAAAAGATATTTCCGAGAATTGATTACTGGGAGATTATGTGGGAAGACACAATGGCATCCGGTGACGATTATGAGAATGAGATTACATGGCAGATTAGTTTTTATGCTAGAAAGCCACGCAATCCGAAACTGATTGCATTGAAAAACCGTCTGAATGAGCTTGGCTACCATCCGACCATTGCTCACGAATACGTGACAGAAGACCGTGTATGGCATTCTTACTTCTCAATTACAACTGATGGAGTGATTGGATGAGCAGCGGGATAACCTTTGACAGTGGAGGGTTTGAAGACTTCGAGGAACTGTTGAAACAGTATTCCGAGAACGTAAGCCCGGACAAAGCACTTGACGCAGTGGAAGAGGGGGCAAAGGAGTTTGTGAATGACCTTCTGAGACTCCCAAAACCACGAAGTCAGATCACCAAAGCGGGGTACACGCATATCGTGAGTACATTCGCACTGGAAAGAACTGACAGCGGAATTAAGGTTGGATGGGGCAAGTATTACGGTCCAATGCTTGAGCATGGAACCAGGAAGATGGCAGCAAGGGCACACTTGAAGCCACTCTTTGAAAGAAACAAGGAAAAATACTACAAGAAGATGACAGAGAGCATCTTCGGTTAGGAGGTTAACTAATGCCTATTAATACAAAAAAACCGGCTATGAAACAGACAGTCGGTGCACAGTATATGTGTTTTGCTGATGCAACAGAGGGCAAAGAGTACGATGGCACTTACGAGGCTGATGTTGAGAAGACAGAAGTCGTTAAGAGCGTAAAGGTAACTGAGAACTCTGAGACAAGTGATGTGTATGCATCCGGAAAAATCTATGATTCAGATTCACCGATGTCCAGTATCGACATTGAGGTATCTGTGATTGCATTCCCGGACGATACAATATCCAAAATGCGCGGAGAGACAAAAGGAACAGGCGGACTTATCCTCGCTGGCGGAAAGAGCGAAAGACCAATCTTTGCTTATGGAAAGGTTGTAAAACTGAAAAACGGAAAATCTCGTTATGAGTGGTTTCCAAAATGCAAGCTTGTTGAGAACTCCGATGATATTGCAACATCTGAGGAAAAAGCAAGTGAGCAGACAGACACGATTAAGATCAGGGCATATCCGTTTGATGCAGAAGGAAACATCGTGAGCAAGGTCACAGAGTCCACGGCACCGGCAGGACTTACAGAAGAGAAGTTCTTCGCAAAACCGATTCTGACGGATGCAGACCTTACAACAGCAGTAGGAGCGTGAAAGGAATAAGTGGCACATGAATGCAGGTAAAATTATAAAGCTTACAGACGGGACAACCATTGAAGCGAAAATGAATTTTGGAACAATCTTTTATCTTGATCAGATAGGTGGTTCAAAGCTTGGACGGAGAATAGACAAACTTGAAAAGAGCGGAAAAGCAACAGACAGCGACAAGATGAATTTTGCAGCGAAGCTTATCTATGCAATGGTAAGAAGCAATGGGAGAAAAGTGACATTTGATGAAGCACTTCAGCTTGTGCCACCGGATCCGACAGAACTTCTTGAAGTTGTAGAGGCTTATCAGAAAGAAGTTGACAAAATTAAAAAAAAAGAGGAATCGAAAGCGCAGATGAAAGCATTCAGCTCGAGATAAATTGGGCTGAATATATGGTTGATGCGAGAGAGATGGGAATGACAGAGGACGAGTTCTTCCACTCATGTCCCGTCTTTTTTTGCGAACAATATGAGATATTCCGTGAGAAGAAAGCGAGGGAGGTGAGGACGTTATATGGCAGATGAACTGAAGAGAGTTGGATTAGTGTTTAAGGCAGATGGTGCAGCAGACTTTCAAAAGACGATGCAGCAGGTAAATACAGCCGTTCAGGAAAATAGTAATTCATTTAAACTTGCAAAAGCGGCATGGGATGATAGCACTACTGCAGTTGAAAAGTTAAAAGACCGTCAGGAATATTTGGCAAAACAGACGGACGTTTATTCTGATAAAGTGGAAATTCTGAAGCGTGAGCTTGAAGAAATGGAATCTGCAGAAAACAGAAATGAGGATGCAATCCGAAAGAAGCAGAACCAGCTTACAAGTGCACAGATTAGTTTAACAAAATATCAGAAAGGCCTTGCTGAAGTAACAGAAGAACTTGAGAGCGGAGCAGCAGAAAGTAAGGAACAAATTAGGAAATTATCTGATGAAATTGCAGAGTCTACAGATAAAATTAAGGCAAATGAGATTGAAATCGAAGCTCTTAAAGCGAAATATGACGATCATACAAAGTCGATTGTAAAATATAAAGATGAACAGAAGTATCTTTTAAATCAAACAGAGAATTACGAAAGAATACTTGAATCATTAAAAAAACAATTGAATATTCTTGAATCTGCTGAAAATAAAGATGAAAAAGCAATTCAGGACAAAAAGAATGAGATAAATGAAACTACTACAAAACTTAATGGTTACAAAAGTAAACTGGAAGATGTTGAGAAAAAGCTGAAAAGCGGAGCAGCTGCAACGGAAGGCTATGCTGAAAAAGTACAGGATTTTGGAAATAAAGCAAAAGAGACAGGGGATAAGTTTAGCGGAATATCAACGGCGGCAGCAGGCATAGTAGCGGCAACAGCAGCTACAGTACCTGCAACGGCAGAATATCGTAAAATTATGGGATCCCTTGAGGTATCGAGCCAAAATGCAGGGTACACAGCAGAACAAACAGCGGAAAGTTACAGGACCTTATATGGTGTGCTTGCAGATGATCAGACAGCTGCAACAACTACGGCCAATCTTCAGGCGCTGGGCTTATCACAAGAAGAATTAAATACGGTAATTGAGGGGACGATTGGTGCATGGGCAACTTACGGGGATAGTATTCCTATTGATGGACTTGCAGAATCAATCAATGAGACTGTGAAAACAAGTACTGTTACTGGGACTTTTGCGGATATGCTCAATTGGGCGGGAACCTCGGAGGACGCATTTAATGAAAAGCTTGCAGCTTGTGGAAGCGAAAGTGAGAGAGTAAACCTGGTCATGCAGGAAATGGCGAATCAGGGTCTCGTAGATGCAGGAAAAAAATGGCAGGAAAACAATAAGAACTTGGTAGACGGAAATAAGGCAACAGCAGATTTCCAACAGGCAACCGCTGAGCTTGCGGATACAGTCGCACCGCTGATTACCAAAATTACGGAATTGATTGCCGGATTGATTGAAGAGTTTAATCAGCTCTCCCCGGAGGGACAGAGATTGATTGCCGGATGTGTATTGGTAGTGGCAGCAATAGCTCCAATTCTTTCGGGAATCGGGAATATTGCGATGGGAATACAAACATTGATTCCGTTGATTTCAAATCTATGGACCGTGCTTGGACCAATGGGAATTGTCGTGATAATTGGTTTGATTATCCTTTTATATAATAAATGTGAATGGTTTAGAAATGGAGTTAATGCACTATTTGGCGGCATTGCTGATTTTATTAAAGGTGTAATTAATAAAATCAAGGGATTTTTCAACTTTGAATGGAAACTTCCGAAAATCAAGCTCCCACACTTCAAGGCAAGCGGATCATGGTCGCTTGTTCCACCAAAAGTTCCAAAGTTTTCGGTTGACTGGTACGCAAACGGCGGTATCTTGAACAGCCCAACTATTTTCGGAATGAACGGAGACAGAATGATGGGCGGTGGCGAAGCTGGAGCAGAAGCAGTTCTTCCGATCGACTTGCTAAAGACTTATATCCGTGATGAGATGCAGTCCAATAATACTGTACTTGCTCAGTTGATTGCTGAAGCTTTGTCGGAATTGACATTTGTCATTGAGAATAACATTTCACTCGGAGACAAAAAGCTTGCTGATGTACTAGTAGATGCCATCATCAAAAAGCTGTCCTCTAGCGTTAAATGGAAGAAAGGAGCTGTCGGAGTATGATGGACGTAGAATATAATGGAATTCTTGCATCAAGCTTAGGAATCTATGCGAAAAATATTCCTGACATTCCGGCAGCTGTCCGAAAAGAAAAGACAGTGGATATTCCTGGCATGGACGGAACGCTGATTCTGTTGGAGGGAGGTTATGAATCCACAGAAATCAAAGTGGATTTTAACTTTATTGGAGATTCTGACCGATGGGATGAACGTTTCGGACTTGCAAAAAAATGGCTGTCAAAAAGAGGTGGATTGCTCCGGTTTGGCTGTGATCCGGAGCATTACTACAAGATTTTGAAAGTTGAAGTGGACGATGGGAAGCGTACTACGGAAAGAGTTGGTAATTTTACAGCTACTTTCCTAACCAAAGATGGACTTAGGTATCTCGAAAGCGGACTCGGAGAAATGCCTGCGAGTGATGTAGTAGACAATCCTTATGAGATTGCCTATCCAATCTATAAGATTACTGGCGAGGGCGAATGCACTCTTGTCGTCAATGATGGAAAAATGGTGGCAAATATAGGGCAAAACCTAACCATTGACACAGGACGGAAACTTGCATACAGAGAAGACGGAACACTTAGTAATACGTCTGTGACTGGTGATTACGATAACCTCATTTTGATTGAGGGGAGAAATAAAATCGAAATTACGGACGGATTTGAACTGAAAGTAATTCCGAATTGGAGGCGTTTATAGTGATTCAGATTTATAGTGCCGAAAATAAAGATTATGATCACAATGGAGATATGACACTTCTTCCAGAAGAATGTTCTGTTCATGTGGTACTGAATGGCGAATGGACAGCCACATTAGAGCATCCGATTGATGATGAGGGCAGATGGAAATATATCAATGACAATGCAGTTGTTAAGATGCCATCATTCAATGGCGAACAGTTGTTCCGTATTAAAAATAAAGAAAAAAGAGATTCAGGAGTGAGTGCAGAGCTTACTCCTATCTTTTTGGATGCAAAAGAGGATTGCTTTTTATTGGACGTAAGACCAACCGAGAAGAATGGACAAGATGCATTGGACATCATGACCGCTCCGAACAAGATGTATTCAGCAAAGTCGGATATCAAAAAGTTATCTACAGCGTATTATCAGACAAAAAATCTGATTGAAGCCATCAATGGAAATGATGAGAACTCATTTATCAATAGATGGGGTGGCGAAATCCTCTACAATAACTATCAGATCACGATAGATGATCATGTCGGTGGTGATTATGGAGTGCAAGTCCTCTACGGCAAGAATATCGTCAAGGACGGATTTTCCGAAACGATCGACATGACGGAAGTTGCTACGAGAATCATTCCGAAGTCATACAACGGATATATGATTGCCGGAGACGCACCTTGGATAGATTCGCCACTGATTGAAAAATATCCAACAGTGCATTACAAAGTCATGTCTTTTGAGGATGTGAAAATGCGTGCAGATGCCTCAGAGGACGATGAGACAAACGGAACAATCATTTGCGATACGCAGGAACAGCTCGAAGGAGCACTCAAAAAGAAATGTGAAGAACAGTATGCTGCAGGTGTCGACAAGCCGAAGATTACGATCAAAGCAGACATGGAGCTTCTGCAGAACACGGAACTGTACGAGGACGTGAAAGAGTTGGAAGCTGTATCACTTGGAGATACCGTCCACTGTAAACACTCTAAGCTCAGAATCGTATCTGATGCAAGAGTCATCGAATTGGAATGGGATGCTGTAAGGAATAAGCTTATTTCGGTCACCCTGGGAAAATTCCAGTACAATTTTTTAAATAACGTATCGTCCATCATGAATAGAGTTGAACAGGCTATCCGCTCAGATGGTAGTCTTATTGGACAGCAAGTGCAAGGTACGATCAATGGAGTTAAGGCACAGCTTAGAGCGCAATCATCCATTGCAAAAAAACAGACGGTCCGTGCAGTACTATTTGAAGATTTGGATCCTGACTCTCCGACATTCGGAGCAATGTGTTTAGGCACGCTCGGATTTGAGATTGCATCAGAACGCACGGCTGATGGGAGAGATTGGAAGTGGAGCACATTCGGAACAGGACAAGGATTCTTTGCAGATTTTATTGTGGCCGGAACAATGCTTGCTGACCGTATCAAAGGCGGAACGTTGGAATTAGGCGGTGCTGGAAATGGTAATGGAGTTGCGAAAGTACTTAACGCTGACGGAAATGAGATTGTGCGATTAGACAAGGATGGTGTGTACGCAAAAGGTAAATATGTCTGTGCTAACACGGATGGGAGTCAGACGGCTACCCTTTCAAATGGAAATTTAACGTTCAAGACCGAATCTTACGAGGTTGTCGTCCGTGCTGGTGCGATCGGTGGATTGACTGGACTTATGATCTATCCAGAGCAAGGTTCTGTTAGAACAAAATTCCTCTCTATTGGAGATAAATTATCTGCAAGGTTTGACAATATATCGCTTCTGGCTTCGGGAAAAACGACCATCGGCGGAGCATCTCTTGAGGTGCAACGTGACGGAAAAGGATATTCCGGCAAGACTGGAAAAGCTGTCTTTTCTGACGGAACTTACCTCGAATACGTCAATGGATTTTTGGTTGGCGGAAACACGAAAGAAGGTGGCTTTTAATGGCTTGGACAATCGGAAATTACGCTCTATCACAAGAGCAGATGAATGCAAATGCGTTGGAAGTGTATAAATATCTCTCAGCAAGAGGATGGTCGCTAAATGCAATTGCTGGATTGCTTGGCAATATGCAGAGTGAGTCCTATGTCAATCCTGGAGTGTGGCAGAGTTTGCAAGCGAATAACTATTCGGGTGGGTTTGGTCTTGTGCAGTGGACTCCTGCCACGAATTATACGGACTGGGCGCGCCAGAACGGATATGATATTGCAGATCCGAACGGTCAGCTGTATTGGATTGACGCCTTGTCGGAGTCGACAGGACAGTGGATTCCAACAAGCGCTTACAATATGTCGTGGAGCGCATTTAAAAAGTCAGGATCCTCGCCGGAAGACCTCGCCAGTGCATTCCTCAAAAATTTTGAACGCGCCGGAGTAGAGGTTGAGTCCAACAGACGGTCACAGGCTCGGAGTTATTTTAACTTACTCGGTCAGTACGGTAAAAATGCCAAAGCTGTAGAGTCTGCAGTTCAATGGGCGATTGGAATTGCAAATGATAATAGCCACGGATACGATCAAGGGAGTCGGTGGGGTCCAGACTATGACTGTTCCTCATTACTGATCACTGCTTATCAGCAAGCCGGAATCAAGGTTAAGGATGCCGGTGCGACATATACCGGAAATATGTACTCTGCATTTTTAGCGTGTGGATTTGAGGATGTGACAGGATTTGTCAATCTGTCAAATGGTAGCGGAATAAAGCGAGGAGATATCTTGCTAAACACCGCTAGTCACACCGCTATGTCGATCGGCAATGGTCAAGTAGTACAGGCGAGTCAGAATGAGCTTGGTGGTGCTACTGGAGGCCAGACTGGTGACCAGACAGGACGAGAAATATGGTGCACGAATTATTATAATTTCCCGTGGAATTATGTACTGAGATTGTCGCACAGTGAATCAGGCGGATCGTCAGGCGGAACATCAGCGTATATCGTCAAATGGATTCCAGGATAGAAAGGATAAAGTATGAATACGATTAAAAGAGATGTGTATGTGTTAAAAAATACTATCAAAATTCCGATTGAAATCACGGAAGGCACTGATATGATCGGAATCGAATTTACGGTCAGGGATTTTACGATTCCGGCAACGGCAGCAGTTGTGGCTTATGCAAATCACAAAAGCATGAGCAGACCTAATTCCGCTCTGTGCGAACTGGCTGATAATGTGATTGCGTTTTCCCCGAGTTCAGGTTTTTTTGCTGTTGGAATGAATGAGTTGCAGATCAGGATCATTAATGAAGACAAGACACTAGTATCTTTTGCGGAAAAAGTAAAATGCTCTGGATCTGCTGGATTTCCAGACGATGAGGAAGAAGGCAAACAGACTCTTGTCGAGCAGGCGGTCACGGCGGTAAGCAAAGAATCTGGCGAAAGAAAAACCGCTGATGAGAATGAAAAAGCACAGCGTATTGCAGGCGATCAAGAAGAAAGAGATGCAAGGATTGAAGCAATCAATCTCGAAAAGAGTGAAAGAGATAAAGCGATTGAAGCAGAGAAAAACGCAAGAATCAAGGCAGACGATGAAATCAAAGCGAATCGCGCAAAAACTCTCGATGCGGTAAAAACCACTACAAAAGAGGGTACATTTGTTGATGCCTTGGCGGTTAAAGAACTGAGCGAAAAGATGGACGATATAGATGTAAAGACGGAGAATCTTGGAAAGAAGATTGCTATATTTGTAGACTCAGTTGTAAAAGGTTCAGTTAGCTTTAACACATCGGACTACTTAAAAGATGGAGTCAAATACGCTTTTACCGTAACCGTGTCCTCGGCTGTTAACGATACATCTTGTGCGCAGGAAATAAGCTGCAAGCTTAATAATACGCTGATTGGCCAGAATGGTAATTACTGTAAATTATCATCTACATTTTGCGGACGATGCTCAAAAGGAGACACAATCCTTGTTACGTCATACAAAAATGGCGGGGAGTGGAGCATGTTTAACACGAGACTGATTTTTGTTCCGGTAGATTAGGAGGTGATGGAAAATGGCGGAAATCAATTATATCGAAATTAATGCGGAAAATCGCAGTATTACGATTCCACAAAGCGAAAAACTACTTGGAGTCGAAAATGACAGCAAGGCAATCCGAAAGCACTTCCGATGTCCGAAAATTGTCGGAGATGGAATTGACCTCACAAAATCCGATGTGCATATCAACATCCAGAATGCATCAAATAAGGTATCCGGAAAAGACAGATACAATGCTGAGAATTTAAAGGTGTCTGGCGAAAATGTAACTTTTGAGTGGAGTCCTCTGCGAAAAGCTACATCACACAAAGGCACTGTCAGATTTAGCGTGTGCGTGACTGAAGAAGGTACAGACAGAGAATGGAATACCACGATCGCGACCTTGAACGTGTTAGAAGGCGAAGAGCTTTTTACAGAAAAAGAGCGTGAAGAAAGAGGCTCTGACTTTGCCGGAATCCTTACTGCGGACGCAACCGCGGATGCAGACAGCATTGAATTCGGAAAGAGCGCCTATGTGAATGGAAAGAAAATTGAATGGGCGTTGACGAGCAAAAATGAAATTAAAGCAGTTACCAAAAAAACGGAACTATCATCCACACCAATAATCATTCCGAACTATGGTCAGAGTACAATGCCGGTGCTTAAACATACAATTGAAGTCTCTCTTGCAGATACAAACAAGCCTGTCTTGTTAAAAGGGGATGCTAAAAAAACGATTGTGTACGACGAAGCAGGCAGTATTTATGGAGATGCAAAAGCGTCAGATGTAAGAGCCGGAAAAACATTTACGTCAAGCAATGGTGTGAAAATTACCGGAACGCTCAGTGTGTCGGCAAAAACTATGAAAGGGATTGTCACGGGAGGAGGTGCGAATGCGGTTGCGTTTGATACTGGATTAAAAGCGATATCATGCATAGTGATAATGCAGACGGTTACAAGCACGAGTGACACGGGCATCATTGCATTGCTGCACCAGAATGGAAAGACGGTAGGAATTGGAAATAGTTACAGCCAGTACTTGAAAACATCATCTACATCGACAGGAACGATCGCTATAAACGGTGGGGAAGTAACATATACACCGAAGAATGGAACAGAAGTAACAAATATGGTTGACGGAAAAGAATACACTTGGATCGCAATCGGAGAATAGGAGGAATCAACATATGAAAAGAAAAAGAAGAAAATTAGCAGCTATCATCTGCGCACTTACACTGGCACTTTCCAGTGCTGTACCGGTGTCGGCATGTACGCCACCACTTAAACCGCCATCCGTAGAGATTCCGGATATCAACTTTGAACCTGACGATGCCTTGAAAGAAGCAATCAGCAATGCAGCAAAAAACTGGATTGAGAAATGCATCCTCGGTACTCCGACAGTGGAATATGCATCGTACTATAAAAGCCAGTCAAGGTATTTTAATTATGCTTATGTGGCAGTCAAGTGGTCAGAAGTTGAAAATGCAACGTCCTACAAAGTGCGTATCACAAAAGCTGACGGAACGTGGAAAGAATACGATACGACCTATACAGCATTTTACAGCACCAATTACACGGATGATTTTATGGACGGAATGGACGGAGCTACGGTGAAAGTCAAAGCTTACGGCGATAACGATACATTCGGCTGTTGGTCAGATGATACTAATATTGCGAAATTTGGATATTAGGAGGAGATAGCATGATAAGAGGCAGAAGTAGAGGAGCAGTAGTATGAACAATATCGTATCTGTAAAATTAGATTCCAGATATGCATCCACGCTGGGGGTATGGCAGTATGATTACGGTCAGGTGCTCCGGATCACAGGTCCGAAACTTCCACCGGCAGTGGAAGTGCAGTTTTCGCTGGCCGAGAAATCAGGAGAGACATTATCCAGAGTCGGCACGACGGTAGACGGAGTTACAGAGGTAAAGATTCCGGATGAATTACTGACACACAGTGCGACAAGCGATTACCGGATCTATGCTTATATCTATCTGGCAGATGAGACTTCAGGAAGCACCAAATATGAAATTACAATCCCGGTCAGGGTACGTAGTAAGCCAACCTCTCCGGCAGAAGATCCAGAGACGGATCCGGATCTCTTTAGGGAGACAGTAGTAGCGGTCAATGCATCTGCTGAACGAGCTGAGAATGCTGCAAGCTCTGCGATGGAAAGTGCAGCATCGGCAGATGAGACACTGGCAGAGATCGAACGTGTTGCAGATGGTATTTCGGGAAATATCGAGAACGCCAACACAATGAAGACTGAGCTCTCTGATATGATCAACAATGCAGGGATAGAGAAGAAAGAGCTGGAATCATCAATTGGAAAAGCCGGAGAAGCTAAGAAGGCATTAGACAGCTCCATTAGATCCGCTGGAGAGAAGCAGTTAGCGTTAGACGCCACGGTAGAACATGCGAATACAGTAGACGCATCGTTGAAAGAGCATATAGGTAGCGCTGAGCAAATACAGGCAAATGTTGAGCAGATTGCGACCAATAAAGAGGATATTGGTTCACTACAGGAAGAGTTAGGTGATATAGAATCAAAATTTGAGATTGAAACCGAAGCTTTTTCTAATAAATGTTCAATTATTAGAAATAACACACCTAACAATTTCACAGGAAATCAAATAACGGGCGTAAAACAATATTTTGATTTTGGTGAAAACGCAGCACTAACAAAAATAAAGATGAATATTAAAGCATCTAATGACGATACTGTCGTTTTAGAAATCGCCACTCTTGATGGCAATATTATAGCAACAGCAGAAAAGGCGGTTACAACAGAATATACAGATGTTGTGTTTGATTTAGAGAATATTGTTATTAAAGAACCTGTTTCAGTATTTGTATACACAAAAGGAACCAATTTACTGTCATATGGTTTATATGCAACGCCATATGACGATCAATCATTTTCGTATATTTTTCCTGATGGTACAAGGAAATCAGCATTTAAGATTGGTACATCAGAAATACCAAAACCCACAACATCAAATAATAAGCAATGCTTAGTTTTGTTCTTTGATTATACATCTAAGATCATAAAGAATATCTCTGATTCCATTTCACAAAATATTGATACAACTTTGTTGAAAAGTGGAAAAGCCGCAGACGCTAAAGTAGTTGGAGATAAATTAAGTAAACTAGAGGAAGATATAGGAAATAAAGCTCCTGCAATAATAAAAAAAGCATCAGGAAAAACTATCATTATAAATGATTCTTCGAACCTTCCAATAAAGATATTGTCTGGAACAGGAAAAATCATAATTACAGGGAAGAATATTCTTAATATAAAAAAGAAAAATGAATTCATTCCATTTGAAGCAAAAGCTGGTACGCTATTTACACTTATCACCAACGGAGAATTGAGTGAAGGTGGGAATGTCCTGTTTACAGGTGAAAATGATGAAAACGTATGGTTTACTATCGATAAAGGGAAGACAAGAGTTTCTGCAAAAATTGGTGGAAATGTAAAAGGATATAAGAATTTGCTTAATCGAAAAGAGGGACTGAAATACTGTTTTTCTGTTGGGGAAAATGATGAATACGAAGAGTATGTGGAGCAAGTAATCACCGCTCCAGTTGATAGCGAGCAATTAAAGGCAATTCACACAAATTACCCTACAACCGTGCTGACATCAGAAAACGAAATATCTGTTGAGTATGTAGCGGATACGGAAGCATATATCGGAAAGAGAATTAAAGAAGAGAATCAATCTCTGCAAAAACAAATCCTCGAAATTCAAAACGCTTTAATTAGTCAGAAAATTTCGGGGGTATAATCCAAGTTAAAAACAGTGTAAAGTTGCCGATTCAGAATCTAAGAGTATTCGGCGTTGGAGCAGAAATCTGGAAAGAAATCATGTAGTAAACTAAAGGAAGCTTTAACAGATTAAACAATTGCAGAAATGCTTACATTTGACGCAATTCCGGAGAAGTACCAGAAAAAAGTAAAAGGATATGGTATTGAGTATGTAAAGAAAGGAAAACTTTCTGTGGAGGAGTATGAAATGCTGTACAAAGAGGAATATCCGGGAGAGTAGAGGCGATTATATGGAAATCCAATCCTACCAAGAATTAACTACTTATGCCGGAACAACCATCGTGGAGAACGATGCAGAATGCTACATGGAAGTCTCTGCCGGTGGTGGAGATGCATTAAGAGCCAAGAAGCTGGCGTTGATACTGGGAGATTAGAGATAAGACAAAGAGATTGAATCTTATATATAAAAGTGGTACACTGTCTTTTACAAAAATACGAAGGAGAAACATCGATGCCAAAAGAAGTAATTATCTCGCTTATTTCCACTGTTTTAGGGACGGTTGTTGGATGGATTTTAAATTGTTTTTCGCTTAATACGGGGAGAATAGTAATAGAAATTAATGATTTTCATGCAGCTCCGCAAGAATTTGTACATACATATTCAAATGGTCAGTACACTGAAATAAGAGGGAAAAGGATTATTGCCTCGTTTGAACTATTAGTGACCAATAAAAAACAAACAACGTGTGGGGTTAATAATTGTAAAGTATATCTTGAAAATAAAAATGGGGAAAAACAGTATTTTACAGATTTAACAGAACAAATGGCAGTGTTTTACGATGGTACAGATTTATTAAATATACCAGGGAGAACAACAAAAAGCAAAAAAATAGAGAAAGAACTTATGCTTTGGCGAAAACAGAGTCTAAAAGGGAGTGTGATATGCTTAGAATATAGGATTAATGGGAAAAAGAAAATACATAGATGTATGCTAGGAGAAATGAAAGAGTAGAGTCGTGCTTATTAATACGGCTTCTACTCTTTTTATATGCAGAAAGGAAAGCACATGGAAATCAGAGCGAGGCCGAGAGGTCTTATTTTTGTACGCAAAATTAAGGAGGAAACATGGAAATTGTAATTGCGTTTGCGGCAGGTGCAATCATAGAAATTGGAATTATGTGCCTACTACAGATTAACAGATGAAAGTGAGAACAGAATGAAAGAACTACTTTTTCAGACCTACACGATAGTGCTTCCGATACTATTAGGATATATCGTGTGGCTGTTAAAAAATCAGAAGAAAGACAGGGATGCAAACAGCAAAGGTACGATGCTTTTACTTAGAGTCCAGTTGATTGAATACCATGATAAGTATATGAGACTTGGCTCAATCCCATCGTATGCTTACGAGAATTTCTGTGAAATGTATAATGCGTATCACAAACTCGGTGGCAATGGAATGATTACAAAGATGATGCATGAAATTGAAGAATTGCACCTAAGAGGAAAAGGAGAATAGAATCATGGAACAGATTATTAATTATGTGAAACCGGAACTTGTTGTCGTGGCAGTTGTCCTGTATTTTATCGGAATCGGACTAAAAAAATCTGAAACCGTAGCAGATAAATACATTCCGACAATCCTTGGAGCTGTTGGAGTTGTAATTTGCGGAATTTATGTTGTTGCAACTTGCAACCTTAAAGGTACACAAAATATCGCAATGGCAATTTTCACAGCGATTGTTCAGGGTATTCTGGTTGCGGGACTTAGCAATTATGTAAACCAGGTGTTTAAACAGTTAAATAAAGCTGAGTAGATAGAGTAAAGACGGAAAGGAGAGATACTATGGCACATTTATATGTAATAGCCGGTCATGGTGCCGGTGATTGCGGAGCAGTAGGATATGGATATACGGAGGCAGAGCGTGTACGTGCGCTCGCTTCCAGATTATCAGCGCTGGGAGGTAGTAATGTTACTATTGCAGACACAAACCGAAACTGGTATGCCGATAATGGTATTATGAGCTTAAATATTCCGAAAGATTGGCAGATTCTGGAATTACACATGGACAGCGCAGGAGCTTCGGCAAAGGGCGGTCATGTTATCATCAATTCTGCTTATAGCGCAGACCAGTACGACACGGCACTGGCAAGTTTTATCGGCTCGTTTTTTCCGGGACGTGCAAAAAATATCATTCCAAGAAGCGACCTCGCCAACCCGAACAGGGCTGCCGCAAGAGGATATAGCTATCGACTTCTGGAAAATGGCTTTATCACAAATTCTGGCGATCTGAATAAATTTAACAGTCAGATGGATGATCTGGCAAGAGGTATCCTTAATGCATTCGGCATCGCTACGGCATCTCCGGCAAAAGAGGATTCTGACGGTAAAGTAACAGCTGGTGGAACATCTCAGGACTCCGTACAGCATTACGGTAAGGTATCCTACCAGTCACATATCCGCGACATCGGATGGGCGTGCTGGCAGTCTGACGGTCGTATGTCTGGAACTACGGGACACAACCGGAGAATCGAAGCGTTCCGACTTATTCCTGTCGGAGAAACAGACGTAGTAGTGCATATCAAGGATGTAGGCGATAAGGAATACAAGAATATCTCCAAAGGCACAATCCTTGGCACCACAGGACAGAACAAACGTATCGAAGCAATCAAGATTACCGGAAAAGATACGCCATATATCTACAGAGTTCATCAGAAAAACATCGGATGGACAGATTGGACATTCAATGGATCATGGGCTGGCACAAAAGGAAAAGGGCTGCAAATTGAAGCGATTGAGATCATGGCTGCTAAATTCCTTGTCAATCCACACGTCCAGAACAGAGGCTGGTTAGGAGAGAGAGCTTGCGAGAATATCATTGGTATTACAGGACATAACCTTAGATTAGAAGCATTTAAGATTGATCCGCTTAATATGACAATTAAAGCAAAAGCTCACATTCAGGGAATTGGTTGGAAAGATTATGGTCAAATTGACAAAAATACTGTAATCGGAACTGTAGGGGAAAATAAAAGAATTGAATGTTTATGTTTCAAAGGTGATTTTGAATACAGAGTACATATCCAGAACAGCGGCTGGACTGATTGGACAAAAGCTGATGGGGTAGCAACACTCGGAACTGTGGGACAGGCACTAAGAATTGAAGCGATTCAGTTTAGATAGTTTCGCAACATCTTATAGCATTTTCTGGTTAATTAAAATTAATCGTTAGTGACACATTAGCGACAAAAAGTGCCACAAATGGCGTAAATACGTTGTGCTCAATTATCATTCCTTTAAAATATCCTATTATAAATAAGGAAGAAAATACTTCCATCTTGTATGTGCAAACGAATCAGCACATACAAGATGGAAGTAAAAAAGATCAGCGAGAAATACGCGGAAAAACGTCTATGGAAAAAGAAGAATGTCGTTGGCCACGGGCGTTTTTCTCTGTTTTTGTAAAATCTATTCTTTCAATCACATTCTTCAAAGCTGTATTTTTATCTGCAGCATCAAAAGTATCCCATGCATTTAGAAGTTCTTGACATTTAGGGACAAATGTGGAGCGGTTCTTTTTCGACAAATCGAGACGCACGATATCAGCATTCACAGATTCAATTTTCTTATCAAAATCTTTTATTTTATCTTCCAGAGCAGCAGAACGCTCAAAGAAAATCTCTTTTGTATAAATCCCCTGCTCTAATAAATCGAATAAGGATCCCCGTTGCTTCAGAGTTGTTTCCTTTTCTTTTTCCAAATTCACAAGAATGGACCGGAGAGATTCTTGCTCGGAATCATCTGTACTTTCAAAATTGTTTACCTTGTAGTCAGCTATGTAGTTGCGGATCCATTCCAGGACAGCGTTTTCGAGTTCTTCAAGTTCAATAGCTACAGTGGCGCATCCGGCATATTGGCAAATAAGATAATCACGAGGCTGTTTGGAGGACATTTTTTTTCTAACCATGACACGCCCGCAACAAGAACACCGGACGATTCCGGCGAACGGGTTCTGAATTCTACAGCTACGTTTTACCGGAGCGGTCATGGAAGAGTTTACAGAGTTCGCCCGGTAATAGAGATCTTCCGAGATACATCCAGGATGTTTTCCTTTTACTAAAATATAATCATCTGCCTTCGGACGGCTGGTTGCGATTTTTCCATTTACAATTGCTTTTTGTGATTTTCGATAATTCCAACGTAACATTCCTATATTTACAGGGTTTGAAATGATTGTTTTTACAGTAGCCGGATTAAAAGGCTTTCCACTACGAGAAACGATTCCCATGCCGGTTAATGCAGAACAGGTCTTCTGGAATCCGTATTTTTTATTCCCCATAAAATCATACATCAGTTTCAAAACCGGATTTTCTTTTTCGTCTGGTACGAGCGTAAAATGCTTGCAATCATCCGCTTTTACACGCCTCCAACCGTATGGAGCGATGTTGCCGACATAATATCCGTCTTTTACAGATCGAATACGCCCAGCCTGCATCCTACGTTTAATAGTGGCATATTCACGCCGGGACATAAAAAGAGAGAACTCGAAGTATTCATTGTCGTTCTCAATCGCTGGATTATAAGTCTTTCCTGGAGTAACGATCAGAGTGTTGGAGTAGAAGAAAGCTCTCTGAACACGTCCTTGATCAATAGTGTCACCTCTGGCAAGACGTTCCACTTCCATAACAAGGACACCTTCCCAGATACCGGATTCAACTTCGGATAAAAGGCGGACCATTTCCGGTCTAGCATCGATGCTATCTCCGGATACGACTTCTCTGTAAATAGCTCCGATCGGAAGGCTTCTGGCACGTGCAAGTTCAAGAAGAGTTTCCTCATGACGTTTCAAAACATCAATTCCGAGTGCTTCAAGGTCGGAATCTTTTCTGGATTTTCTTAAATAAATTACATACATAATGTATCAGCTCCTTTGTATTTTATGAAAAAAAGGGTACAAAAATAACAGCCTGAGAACTTTTGTTCTCTTGCGTGGCTGCTCCGGAGATGATACAATATTATTGCATTTGGGTATCTCTTCGGAGAACTTAATGAGAACAGGAACAGAGAGTGAGGTGATGGGATGGAATGTCCAAGATGTGGAAGTAAGCAAATTAACGGAAATGCAAATTTCTGTGTAAAATGTGGAGCAAAATTAAGACCTGTGTGCAACTGTTGGGTATTAAAAAAGGACAACTATACATGCGGTGAAGATAGTTGTCCAGGGTATAGGATGTTGGTTAAACTCGCTAAACAAAAAAATTAAGGATAAATTACTTTCTTTGCAGATTCAGTAATGCAATCAACGAGGAGCTGATACAAAGAATCTTTAAGGATTTGTCCAGCTTTTCCTATAGCAGATCGGTACTTTGCGGTTGCAATAGGAGTTTCGGGTGTTTCAACAAGCAAATTAGGAATGGCATTTTTAATTATCGATTTCGTATCTGAATCGAGATCTTCATCAAGTGATAGAAGTTCGATAGCACTATCCAAGATTTTTTGTGTCCATGGATACGGTTTTCCACAATGATAGCAATAGAAAGGTTTTTGATCCAACGGTTCGGGTACGAACAGAATATCATACTCGTAATAACTACCATGAATAGGTTTTCCACAAGAAGGACATTTGTCAAAAGCTTTTGAACCGCATTGGGGGCAAAAGGAATAAGAGAATTTTTCAATATCGCTAGTTATTATATGCCCGTTTTCACAGATTTGAGCTGTAAGAAAGTTTCCCATGTGTAACGTATTCTCCCTTCTTTATTACTTGGCACGGTAATGCCTGTAGTTAAAGTATAGGAGAATCGGGTGGAAAGAGCAACAGAGAAAAAGTGAGGAAGGAAATGAAGAAAAGAATTTTAGAAATCATGACAGTAACGGTTTTGACTATGTCGGTTTTAAGTGGATGCAAAGGATTCGCTACGACAGAGACGGAGTATGATACAGAATCGAAAGATATAAAATCAATGTTTGTTGAAGTAGAAAAAAATAATGATTGGGTGATTGTGTATGACAAAAAAACGAAAGTTATGTATGCAGTATCTGATTATTCGTATGGCAGTGGAGTGTTCACAGAACTTGTAGATGAAAATGGTCGGCCGAGATTGTGGGAAGGAAAGGAATAAAAAATGAACATTTGCGAAGCAACAAAGAAAGCACTGGAAGAAAACAAGTGTATAAGAGAGAAACCTTATAAGGTAAAAGTAAAACCTATAAAGGGAGATGTCGGGACGATAATGGGACTGGATGGGAGCCATCCTGTTAAAGGATGGCAGCCAACAGCCAGAGAGTTGATTTCTGAGTCGTGGGAAGTTATGGAATAAATTGAGCCAGAAAATTTACGACATTAAGAAGAGTTTCCTTTTTCTGGTTTTCCATGGTGACAATGGCTTTATCGGTAAGGGAAGAATCGTAAATAAAATCACTGGCATGATGATTGTCAAGATATCCATTACGACCTAATTCGCACATACAATCGTCAACATCGGAAACAGACCAATCAGGGAAAAGCAATTTCTGAACAGGTTCGGATGAATCAAATTCTTTCGAAGCGCTGCGGGAAAGACCGTTAGAACGGCGTAGACAATATTCTTTGTATAGATGATAAAGAACGGTTTTTGAATCTTTTGTAAGCATAACGGAGCTCCTTTCTTTGATACTCAGCATGGCAGTGCCGGTAGTTAAAGTATAGGAGAATCTGATGAAAAGGGCAACAGGAAAGAAAGAGGTGATGAAATGCAGGAATTGTTGAAAATTAGTTATGAAGCAGAAAATCCGACTGTTTCAGCAAGAGAGTTGCATGATCAGCTGAATATCGGGACCAAGTTCACAACATGGTTTCAGAGAATGACAGAATATGGATTTTCTGAAAATACAGACTACAAAACTTGCTACCCAAATTTGGGAAGCGAGAACCACGGTGGACAGAACATGGTTGACTATCAGATATCTGTGGATATGGCAAAAGAGATTTGTATGATCCAGCGATCACCGGAAGGCAAACAGATTCGCCAATACTTTATAGATCTGGAGAAAGCCTGGAACACACCGGAACAGATTTTCGCTAGGGCGTTAAAGATGGCAGATAAGACCATCGAAGAGCTGAAGCACAACAATGCACTCCTTTTGGAAGACAATGTCCGGATGAAACCGAAAGAAGTATTTGCGGATGCGGTAGCAACAAGCCAGAGCACAATCCTGATTGCGGATCTCGCAAAGCTCCTGAAGCAGAATGGCGTGGATACCGGTCCGAAGAGACTCTTTGAGTGGCTGCGTGCGAATGGTTATCTGATCCGGAGGAAAGGAACAGACTACAATATGCCAACGCAGAAGTCAATGGAGCTGCAGCTGTTCCAGGTAAAAGAGTCTACGGTAAATAATCCGGATGGATCCGTGAGAATCAATAAAACTACAAAGGTTACAGGCAAAGGTCAGCAATATTTTATCAATAAGTTTTTAAAAGAGTAGGCGAGGACAAAGTAAGAAGGACAATCTGGACAGCATAGCATAAAAAGAGGTGATGATAGATGATTGTTGAAACCATGCAGATCGGTAATGCGACAATACGTGTGCATGATGATTATTTTGAGAATACCAAGGAAGAAATGCAGCAATGCGCAGATGGATTTTTCAGAGTTCTGATCGAAGCTGCAGAGAGAAAAAAGGAGAAAACCGCGTAAGCGGTACCAGTTGGACAAGCAAAGGAGGGATAAGAGATGTTTTACAAGATTGCAAAGATATTAAGCAAAACAGCGATTGTATTTGGATTTATGTGCATGGTTGGTGGGTGCTCGGAAAAGAGTCAGGAATTGTTTTACTTGTATGAGGCACTGGGAATCGTTACATTCGCCGCCGGAGCATTTGCACTGGAATATTTCCGGATACGGGAATGGCAGTACCGGAAAAGGAAAATAAGGGAGGCGAAGGAGCATGCCAGAAGAGAAGCAGCGTAAGAGCATCCGAGTGGGAGAGATCGACAAGATGATCGAAACACTTGAATCGCTGGAAAGAGTAGACAAGACTGCAGATTACCACAAACGGATGGCGATAGCATATTTAAAGAATTTTGCAGATTGCCTGGATGATAAAGGCGTAAAAACAATAAAAGTGCAAGGATAAAGGAGGACAAGCAGTGAAAACGGTAAAAGTAACACCGGATAACATTATTTCAGCAATAGATGTAAATTTTGATGATTTTCGTGATCTGCAGAAAGCAGTAGGCGGGCATTTTGAAATCGTAAGCACGAAAACCTTATATGAGACATTTAAGATGCCTATGATCATGTTAGTGGATGAGGACGGAATAATGAAGCAGAAAGAAGTCAACCGCCTTGGATCATACTTTTATGATGCAGACAGGCACGGATGGCCAATCTTAGGAGACGTGGTATTTGCAATTGCAGCCGGAGAAGATATTGAAGCACCGGATGATGCGGAAGCTCTGATGGTATTCCTGAAAACGAATTTTTCATATTTGAAAGAAGAATAAAAAACGCTTGCGAAAAGAAATATCGCAAGCGCCGCAACCATAAAGGTACACGAATAATCTAAGCACTTATAGTGTACCTTTTAGCGGCTGGAAAGTCAAGTATTTACAGGGCGACTGCCCTTTTTAATAACTTGATAAGACTATTAAAGTTATGAGGACACGCTATGAGAATCAGACGAGTGACATACGATTTGGGAAATGTAATAGAGAGACAGGAATATCTGGATGGAAGATATGGAGCACCGGGAGAGAAGAGAGCCAAGAAGAAGAAGGCCACACCGGAGGAAGTGGAGCAGGTCAACCAATGGACCAAGGAGAGGAAAGCACGTCACAGACTCCGGATGTATTTCAAAGTAAATGATTACTTTTTCACACTCACATATCCGAAAGAAGAACGTCCGCCGGACATGAAGCAGGCAAAGCAGGATTTCAAAGAGTTTTACCTGTTCTGCAAGAAGGAATACAAGAAAAGAGGACAGGAGCTCCGCTGGATCCGCAATATTGAATGTACCCCGTCCGGTAACTGGCACATCCATGTGGTTCTGAATCGAATCCCGGATACAGATTTGATCATAGCTGCAGCCTGGAAACACGGAAAGGTTCGTAATAAGCAGTTGCTCTATGAGAAAGGCGAGTTCCGGAAGCTGGCGCAATATGTTACCAAAAACGAGAAAACCCAAAAAAAATATGTGGATGAGGGCGTACTGGATCATGAGATTGCAGAAGCCAATTTTTCTACGTCTCGAAACATGCCGCTTCCAGAACCCAAAACAAAGATTTTATACCGGTGGCCGAAAGAACCGAAACCACCAAAGGGATATTACATAGTCAAGGATTCTTTTTACGAAGGGATCAACAAAGCAACCGGATTCCCGTACAGACACTACGAAATGATCCGGATAAGGAGAGAAGATGAAGATAGAACTATACACAGAAGTAAACTTCCGGGGACCAACCGCAAAAAACGGAAAGTGTATCGCTCTGGTGGAGTGCGAGACTAAGAAAGGACCGGCGGTGAAAGCGCAGATCGAGACCGAACAGAACACGACCTACCACAGAATGAGCATGATCGCGATCCTTGTCGGTCTGAGAATGCTCCGGTCGTGTGAAGTGACTGTCTACACGCCGGATCAGTTCCTGGTCACAACCATAAACGAAGGAAACATGGACAAATGGAAACGGGAAGAGTGGCGCAGACCACATGGAAAAGAGATCAAGAACAAAGAGCTCTGGCAGGAGCTGTCAGAGCAGATGGAAAAACATCGTGTAAGCTTAGAGTTTTCTGAGTCTACGCGGTATTCCGATAGACTACAGTCTAAAATGCGGGAAAAGGAAGAAAAACAATGAAATATAGGCAATGGAAAAAGAATTACAAGAAAAAGTATGGAGCAAATCCTCCGTTCGAGCTGGATAAACGAAAACAACAGCGGTATGCAAGGAAAATGGCGAGGCAGATAAATATAACATTGCCGACAATGATGGAGACGTTAACAAAAGAGATTGACGGATGGATGAAAAGCCTAAAATCAGCACTTATCACGATGTGCGATAGTATGGCAATAACGCTTAATGATATAGCAGGACGTTTAAGAGAAGAAAGGGAGAAAAAAATAAAATGATAACCAGTGGAATAACGAATATCAACGCCAAGCTGATTCACCAGCATCCGGATAACCCACGAAAAGACCTGGGTGATCTGACGGAGCTGAGTGAGTCAATCAAGAAGAAAGGAATTATGCAGAACCTTACGGTCGTTCCGGGGCACTGGGATGAAAACCGGGCACACCATGAAGAAGGATACACGCTGATCATCGGGCACCGCCGG